GGTAATAGAGGTGTTCATTTATGGAAAGTAAAATTAGCTAAAGTACCTCTAGTAGAAGGTCAAGCTGAATATAGTTTTGCAAGTGATTCAGTTAATTTTCCACAAGATATTAGTACTGTATTAGAAGCGTATTATAGAAATAATTCTACTACAACAGATCCACAAGATGTAGCTATAACTCAAATTAGCAGATCACAATATTCACAAACACCAAATAAATTAACTAAAGGTACACCTTCACAATACTACGTAGCAAGAAGATTAAACCCTAGTATTTTTTTATATGCTACACCAAGTTCAAGTGTATCAAGTACAACTACACCAAGTAATTTTCAACTTTGTTTTTATTACTTATCTAAAATTCAAGATGTTGGTGCTTATAATAATACATCCGATGTCGTAAATAGATTCTATCCTTGTATGATGTCAGGTCTAGCTTATTATTTAAGTTTAAAATATTCACCTGAAATGAGTCAAGAATTAGAAAGAAGATATGAAAGTGAATTATTAAGAGCTCTTGATGCAGACAATCAAGGAACATCTACTTTCATTTCACCACAAACATTTTATGGAGATGGAGTATAATGGCTGGCTACGCTTCAGGTAAATATGCTTATGCTATTTCTGATAGATCAGGAATGAGATTTCCTTATGATGAAATGGTAAGAGAATGGAATGGTTCATTAGTTCATTTTTCAGAGTATGAACCAAAGCAACCTCAACTTCAACCTAAACCAGTTGGCAGTGATCCAATAGCTTTATTTAATCCAAGACCACAACCTGCGTCGGTTGCAAGTTTAATTTTGTTAGACAACAATCCATTTACTTCTATAATTTATAGTGGAACAACTTATA